GATGAACGACGCGGTATCGCTGATCAACGCCATACCACGGCATGGCTACGTGGAAATGCGCGGCGGGTACGAGTCGTACTCGACCGGCGTTGGCTCGGGCGATGTTGACCTGTGCGTCGAGTATTTCGATGGCTCGACCCGCGCGCTGATCACGGCCTCATCCACCAACATCTACGACTCGACAGGCTCTGGCGCTGCCACCTCACTTGCCTCCGGGTTCACCAGCGGGCGCTGGGACACCGCGATGATGAACGGCGTTATGGCGTTCGTGAACGGTGCAGACGCCCCGCAGAAGTACGACGGGGCGACTGTGTCGGCCATGACCGTCTCAGGGTCCGGGCTTACAACCACGAACTTGGTTGGAGTACACGTTCACAAGCAGCGTAGCTATTTCTGGGAGACCGACAGCCCGAGTTTCTGGTATTCGGACACCAATGCCTTGGGCGGAACGCTGACGGAGTTTCCGCTTGGCGAGGTCGCGAAGGAGGGCGGTCGCCTGTTGCGGATGACCACTTGGACCGTAGATGGCGGTTCCGGTCCAGACGACTACGCGGTGTTCATCATGTCGTCCGGGGAATGTATTGTTTATCAGGGGTACAACCCCGGCAGCGCGTTGGCATGGGGGCTGGTTGGCATCTACAAGATTGGCGAGCCGGTAAGCGACCGCGCCATTACCCGTTATGGCCCGGAGATCATGGTCTGCGTGGAGGACGACGTTATCGCCATCCCTTCGTCATTCCGGCAACCGACCCCTCCGACGACCAAGCTCTCCGGTGCCATTTCCGATGCGGTCTATAACTACGGCGGCAATCCGGGCTGGGAGCTATTCTGGTTTGCCAACGAGAGCCTGATGATGCTTAACGTCCCAGTCTCACTGAGCCCGGACTCGTTTGAGCAGTACGTCCTGAACACCCAGACAATGGCCGCGACCCGCTTTACCAACATCCCGGCGCGAACGTGGGCCGCGTACAACGGAGACGCCTACTTTGGCTCAACGGATGGGGTTGTTTATCGGTTCAACACGGTGGCAGCTGACGCCGGGTCGGATATCGATGTCACCGCCATCACGGCTTGGTCGAGTTATGGCGTACCCACCAACAAAATGGTGACAGCGCTGATACCGACGTTTTCGGCGGTTGACAGCCTTGATTACGATATTCGCGCGGGCTACGGATTCGTTGAGCCCTCTACGTCGTCTCCGTCCTCCGGGGTCCGCATGGGGATCGTCGTGGGGCGCGGTGAGCGGGCAGACGTTCCTGAATAAATGGCGCATGTCGTCAGGCCGGGGCACTCCGGTTGCGCTGAAGCTTCAGTTCTCGCGTCAGGGCGACCGGCCAAAATGGTACAAAACAGATGCGCTGGTGAGGGTGGAGGGCAACCTGTGATCACGCTGGAAATCCCGAAAACCGTCGAGGAGAACCTGCTCCTTGGCGCGTGGGTGGCCCAGCGACTTCCTGATTTTGCACCCAAGGACTTCACCACAATAGCGTTTTTCGAGAAGGGTGTTGGTATCATAGCGGTGGTGCTGTTTCATCATTACCGGGTGACCGACATCGAGATCGTATTCGTTGCGGAGCCCGGCAGCCGGTGGATGCAGCGGGACCTGATCAACATGGTACTGCGCTACCCGTTCGATCAGCTGCATTGCGCGCGCTGCACGGTGATTGTCAGGAAGGACAACCGCAAGGCGCGGAAGATGGCCCAGCAGCTTGGGTTCAAGCAGGAGGGCAAGATCCGCCGCGCTGACAACGATGGCACCGACATGTTCATTTACGGCCTGCTTCCGGAAGAACGCAGGCTAGAGAGAAAGAGCTATGGGAAAGAAAAGTACGCCCGCTGCGCCTGAACCGGTAGATCCGCGCGAGGTCGCGCAAGCCGACGCCGAGTTCAACCGCATCGACCAGTACACCCCGTATGGGTCGCTGACCTATTCCGGCCCCAACCGGAACGTCGCTACGCTGAACCTCAGCCCGGAAATGCAGAGCATCCTGAATAGCCGCATTGGCGTCGATCAGGGAATGCTGGATGCCGCGCTGAGCAGGATTGGTGATTTGACCCCCGCTCCGCTGGACCTTGAGGGTTTCGGCCCAATTCAGGCGGATGCCGGGCTATCCCGGTTCGACCCGACCGGGCTGACCGAACTGCCCGGCGACATGGGGGAGTTCCGTAACCGTATTGAGGACAATTACTTTGAGCGAGCGTCGCGCTTGCTTGATCCTCAGTTCTCTCGTCAGGAAGAAGCGCTCCGGGGCACGTTGGCCAATCAGGGGCTGCCGACCACCAGCGATGCGTTCCTCGATCAGTACAGCCAGTTCAACACCGACCGGGGAAATACCTACTCGAATCTGGCCAACGAGGCCGTCATGTACGGTGGTCAGGAAGCGTCTCGCTTGCTGGCGGATGCTCTGTCGCAACGCGGGCAGCAGTTCAATGAGCAGTTTACCCAGACGGCATTCAACAACCAGACGGCGCAGGCAACCATGCAGAATGCCAATGCCGCCCGGGTGCAGGCGCTTCAGGAAACACTGGGTTTGCGTGGCAACCAGTTCAATGAGCTGGCGTCGTTGCTCGGCTTGCAGCAGGTTGCTACTCCGCAGATGCAGAACTTCTTCGGGCCGGCTACCGTTGACTACATGGGCGCGCAGGCCCTCAACGCGCAGCAGCAGCAGAATGCGTACCAAGGCGCGTTGCAGCAACAGCAAGCGGCAATGGGAGGAACGTATGGCCTGCTCGGGGCCGGCATCACAGCGGCAGGAGCCGGGCAGGGCGGACTGCCCGGATTCATTGGGTCATTCAAATCATAGGTAGCCGGCATGGCAGTCTTGCAAACAGGACAAACTGAACTACAGCAGGTCGAGCGGAGTCGCGCGCTCGCGGCGGCGTTGCAGCAGATGGCGCTCCAGCCAAGGCCGATCCAGTCGCATTGGCAGGGTCTGGCAAAGTTGGCGCAGATCCTTGCCGCTCAGCGCGTGAATCGAATGGCTGATGAAAAGCAGCAGGGCATCGAGGACGCGCAGCGTAAGGCTGTTGCTGCGGCCTTAGCGCCAAAAACTGTGTACGACCAGCCGGAGCAAATCAACATGGCTGGCCGAATCGACCCATCGAAGCTTGCCGAGATCAACCAGCAGATGGGCGACCCGTCGGTGATTCAGATGGATCAGGGCGCTATGCAGATGCGTCAGGATGCCATCAATGCGGCTCGCGGTCCCGGCAACACGATCTTTCTGGAGGATGTAAACGACCCCGGAAGGCAGGTGCCGAAGACCGCCGATGAACTGGCGCAGGGCCTTGCCAAGGTTGACCCGAACTTGGCCGTCTCGATGATGGGCAACGTGACCTTACAGCAAATGCTGGCGGATCGCGGCCTGATTCCGGGTCTTGCGAATCAGGGCACGACCAACATGAAGGAGTACCAGTTCGCAAAGGTCAACGATGGCTTTGAGGGAACCTTTCAGGACTGGATTCAGATGACGAGCGAGAACGGCTCGCTGAAACCGCCGCAGGGGTACCGCTGGGTCAATGGCGGCATGGATCTCCACTACATTAAGGGCGGCCCGGCGGACCCGGCGCTGGCTCAAAACACCCCGGAAGCGTCTGCCAAGATGATGATGCTGGACAATGCTCGCTACGCCTACAAGCAGATGATGCCATTACTGTTCGAGCATGATGACAATGGTCGGATGGTGCTGGACGAGGACGGCCTGCCGAACGTCAACCGGAAGAATGTCGCTAACTCCAAGGTCGGCACTCCGTACACGCAGGGACGCATGCTGGCAGTCCTGAACAAGGAGGCCATCGAGGCCAAGCTCCGCGCTGAAACCGGTGCAGCCGCGCCGGCTCCCGAAGTTACCCGCCTAAACGAGCGCTTCCGCGTTGACTTCACCGACAACGCCGAAACCGCAATGATGAAGATGACGCTTCTGCGCAGGTTCTTGGATGGTGCCTACGACCGCGCCAACAAGGATGGCCGGTTCTCAATCGGCGACACGCTCAATGCGGTGTACAAGGACCTCGATGAACTGGCTGCACCTAGCGCTGCGCAACAGGCACCGCAGGACGCGCTGAACTTCCTGATGGCGAATCCGCAGCTTGCCAAGCAGTTCAAGGATAAGTACGGCTATTTGCCACCGGGCTTTACTGAATGAGCAATCCGTTCGATCAATTTGACCAGAACCCGTTTGATCAGTTTGATGATCAGGTTGCGGTTATGGAGCCGCCAAAGACGGTCGAGCAGAGCTTTTTTGAGCGCTTCGGCGACGACCTGAAGAAACGCTTCGGTGAGCAGGGCTCGGAGATAATTGCTGCCCGAGTGAGAGGCGACCAAGGCTTTATGTCTACGGCATTGCAGCTCACTGGTAAAGTGGGTGCCGGTACCATCATGGACTTTCTGGGAGAGTCCTTGGTCAGCGCGGGTCGCGGCTTGCAGGCAATTACTCCGGACGAGTGGGAGGACTGGATGGTGGACAACGCCACCAAGGTCGGTCTGTTCTACCTTGATACCGACATCGGCAGGGCCGGCCTTGAGGCGGCCAAGCAGGGCGCGGCGGCGTGGGATGAGTTCAAGGAAGCCAATCCCGTCTCGGCAAGGAATATCGAATCGGTCGTCAATATCGGCATGCTGATCGCCCCGGTGCGCGGGGTGCCCGGCAGGGGCAAGCCGGGCGGCAGGGTTGCGGAGAAGCTGGACCGCTCGGCCAGACGCTCCGAGGTCGCCACCCGTCGAAAGTTTATCGACAACCTAGTTCGCCCGGAGCAAACCCCGTCTACCAAGCTGGATCAGGTTGGCCGCACCAGCGAGAAGGGCCTCCTTCGCCAGAAGGTGGTCGAGCCCACGCCGGAGCAAAAGCTCAGCGCGCTGGAGGTCCGCAAGGTTGCGGGCGTATCGCCAAACAAATCGCTGCAAGGCAATTACAACGCCATAGCGGCTTCGGTCACCGAGAAGGCGCGGAAGCTGGAGAATGCCCTGCGTGGCGCGGGCGGCCATTACCGGCCCATCGAGTTTGAGCGCGCGCTGGACCAGAACGTCCGCGCACGACTTCGCCGGAATCCGGCGCTGGTCGGCGACGCCGAGAGGACGGCTGACAGGATCATCGACCGCGCCATCGATCTGGCCAACCGACGGAACAAGACCCTGTACGACCTGCTCGTGGTTCGCCGTCAGCTGGACGAGTGGGTGATCCGGCACAAGCCAAAAGCCTTTGAGTCCGGGGTCGCGTCGAACGCCATGACCGCAGCGGCCCGCGAGGTTCGTGGAGAAATCAACAGGTTTATCGCGGCCCGCGCCGGCAGCCTGCGCGTCGAGCATTCGCTGTCACAGCAGTCGCGCCTGCTTCGCGCAATGGACGACATTCGGGTGAAGGCCGCGAAGGAATACAAGAACCGAATTGTTGGTGCTATGCAGGACGTACTGAAAGTCATCCCGTGGAGAAACGAGCTGGTGGCCTTGATGTCGGTCCTGTTTGGCATGGGCGGCCTTGGGGCAGCTGGCACCTTTGCGCCGTTCATTTCCAAGATCGCCATTGGCGCTGGTACCGTTTATGGGATCAAGAGCGCCGTGATGTCGCCGAAGACTCGGCGCGGGCTGTCGCAGCTGATCAAATTCATTGACGAGGCCATCCGGACGACCAGTGACCCGTCTATTGCTAAAAAGATGCGCCTGCACCGCGCGGCCATCGTGGAGATCATCAAGACGACCAAGGTCGAGGAAGACCTTCCGGACGTTCCGGAGAATCGGCACGTAAGAATCAGGCCGGACGGGACTCAGGAAAGGATTTATACTGCCAATATGTTTGACAGTGCCGGTGAGTTCATCAGGGACCCGGCATACATGGTGTCGAAAGAGGCGCTGAGCGCCGGTAGGAGATAATTATGGCTTGGAGCGGCGGAACATTTACGAGGGTTCATGACTGGACCACGGACGCTGGCTCAGCGATCAACATTGAGGCGAGCCGGATGGACGCGGAGGACGACAACTTCGCGACCGGCATCAATACCTGTCTGACCAAGGACGGGCAAAACTCACCAACGGCCAACCTGCCGATGGGCGGCAACCGTCACACTGGCGTTGGTAACGCGGCGGCACTGACAGATTACGCCTCCGCGGCGGACGTTATCGACAACCATCTGACGTATTACGTCACGACGGGCTCGTCTAACGCCTACGTGCTGACACCCAGCCCCTCTATTGGCGCCTACGCCGAGGGTCAGGTCCTGTACTTCCGTGCCAACCACACGAACACGGGCGCATCCACGCTTAATGTCAACAGCTTGGGTGCAATAGCCATAGAATGGAACGACGGCACCGCCTTGTCGGCGGGCGACATCACGCTGGGGCGGTACTACGCCGTGATTTATGACGCCAACGATACGCCAGACAGCTTTAAGCTGCTGGCCTCAAGGGTTGGCTCAACCACGCATGACGGCTTCAGTGACTTCGTGGCTGACGAGCATGTCGCCCACTCCGGTGTCAGTGTGATCGCCGCCAACGGCGGCCTCGCGGCCTCCAACAACAATCTGTCCAGCAACATCGGTCTAAGCATGGACACCTCGACGCTAACCACCATTGAGGTCAACCTGCTAAATGCCGGGGATAGCTTTGTGGTGAACGATGGGGGTGTTGAGAAGCGCATGCTGTATAGCGCCTCCGGCTGTCGCGTTAAGAACGTCAGTGGCACGACTGACACCATCGACAACACCGACATGCAGTGCTACCTCAACTACAGTAACGCCACCTCGATTACCGTAACTCTGAATACGGGCGTTGGCGCTGTCGGTAACTGGATGCTTATGGAGAACTCGGGCGGCGGCACGTTTAGCTTCGCCGGCACAGCGACAATCAACTCCGCTGTTGGCTCGGCCCCGAGAACAACCAGAAGCGTGATTGCGCTTTTCTGCACGGCGTCCAATACATGGACGATGTTCGGGGATGGCGCGTGAGCATACTTCTGGTCAACGTCTTGGCGGCAAAACTAGGGATACAGTATTCGCTGTCGAATCTCAACAGCGCTTACAGCGACACCGACTTTGGCGCTGACACCTACGGCGTAGTCGTGTGGTTCAGGACGGATGGCACGGTGGATGTTACTCGCACCGTGGCAGCCGACCTGAATGACGAGGAAACCTACGTTGTCCCGGCATCGGCGTCATCATCGACCTACGTTCGCTGTACGTACGTCTCTGGCAGTCATATGACGGGGGGTGCGGCAGAAGACACTTGGCACCAGATCACCGTGCAGCGGGGCTTTAGTATGAGTTACGCGGCGGGCGCGGGGCCTGATACGATTTCGGGTGTTTTTACATTCGAGCTATCGCCAGATAACGGATCGACCGTAGTTGCGACCAAATCAAACGTCACGATAACGGCGGGATCGCTATAAAAGGAGGCACAAGCCAT